GTCAAATTACCATTAGTACCTCTTGGAGTTAATGTTAATTTTTTGTAAGCGGCATTATCATGATCCTCTATAGCTGTAACTTCATAAATACCAAACTGGTTTACGTTACCTTTTTTAGATATTTTTATGAAATCGTTATCTGCGTTTTCTAAATACTCTGCTACTGATAAACCTGTTTTATCAAGTACGGATATGTATATTTGATTTATAGCACTAAATGCAGCTTGAGAAGCCACTCCAGCATTAAGGTTAATTATACCAGTAGGTGTTTCACTAGACGCTACATAATCTTGGTATGCAAACGTAGAGCCGTCAAAGCTTTCAACAAGACTATCCTCGTTAACTACGCTTACTATAGACTCAATAGTATAATTCTTAGTTTGTCCAGTAAGACTATCGGTACCTAAAACCTTATCTAGCTTATTTAATGTGCTGTCTTGACCGTACGTTGATATTCTAGCCATTTATAGTTTGTCTTTGTTAAATTTAGTTATTGCATTCGCATATACCTTGTCTACATAGGTTGAGCGTTTGCCTATCTTACTTCTTTTAGCATCAATAGGCATATCTTCTTGTCCAATTAATATTTTATATATTCTATTAATAAGGCGCTTGCCGCGCATAGATACTTTGTATTTATTATGGTCGCCTAAACGACCGTTACCTTTATGTATCTTTTCAACCCAGCCTTCTCTTTGTAATCGGTAAAAGCGTTGCCGGTCCCAATGATAATACATTGTACCGTTTTGAAAATCCTTTATTGTAAAGTATTTTATAGGATCTAAATAAAACAATAATTCTAAATCTGAAATTGATATACTATTTTCTTTACAAGCCCAGCGTGATACAAGTCTATAATATTTAAGAAAGTCAACCTTTAGTTCTCCTCGTTCTAAAAAATCACTTCTATCCATTATAAAACTATAATAACATCCTGCTCTTGTATAACTTTAAATACATCATTACCTATTTCAATATTATGACCAGCGTGCCGATCGTAATATATCTTATCATTTTCATTTATACCTTCGACAAACGTACCAACTGACTTTACGTCAGCGGTACGGTATCTTATATCTTCTCTGTGGTTTTCTGCAAGTAGCAGGCCACCCTCAGTTTTCTTTATGTCTTCTTTTATTTCAGAAACAATTATATACTTACCTATTGCCTTCATTCTCTCTCATATTTGAAATTACACAATCAGTTGATAATATAGTCGTTGCTACAGAAACTGCATTTTGTAAGGCAGACTTTGTAACTAGCACTGGATCGATAATACCTGCTTTACGCATGTCTTTAATCTTACCGTCTGTTACGTCAACACCCATACCCCACTTACTTAGATCTTTAAAATCAGAAGGATCTAAACCGGCGTTGGTTAAAATTTTAACGAACGGTGAATGGAATGATTTTTTCATAATATCAATACCTAATTGTTCACCTTCGTTTTTAGCGGACACATTCAGTGTAGAAGCTAAAAAACATAAGGCAGCACCTCCACCTGGAAGTATACCTTCTTTCTTAGCCGCGCGAACCGCGTGTATAGCATCATCAACTCTGTCTTTTTTCTCAGACACTTCAACTTCAGTATCACCGCCTACATATACAATAGACACACCTCCATTTAAAATAGCTAATCTACTTTCAATGTGTGGTCGCATAACGTGGTGATCTTCTTCAGCTAGTTGCGATTGCAAATACTCTACTCTTTCATTTACTCCGTCTGGTGCTTCAGCAATTGCTAAAGTTGTACCGTCATTATCTATAATGGCTTTGTCAGCCGACCCTAACACTTCAGGGGTGATATTGTCTAAAGAATCACCTAGATTCTCGTCAATAACAGTAGCACCCGTTAGAAGGGCAATATCATCCAGAACATCCTTTCGTTTTAGCCCGAACGACGGTGGATCGATAATATTGCACTTAATATTGCCCTTTACGTGATTCATTGCTAATGCAGAAACAACTTGCTGGTCGCAAGGGGCAATGAGTAATAGCGATCTATTGGACTTGATTGCAAACTCTAATATTGTTTGTATGCGTCTGATATTAGATACCTCAGACGAACATAAAAATACAAGCGGCTTTTCTAGCTCACTTATTTCTTTTTCTCTATTTGTATGAAAGTGCATACTTTTTGATGTAGACTTAATATGAGTACCGTCTACAGATTCAATATACGTTTCATTTGTTGGACTGGTTTCCATCGTAACCACTCCGTTCTCGCCAGCTAATTTAAAAGCTTCTGCGATAAAGTCTCCCAATACAGGGTCATTGTTTGCTGATATACGAGAGACGTGGTTTAGTCTCTTATCATCTACAGCAACTCCTTTTTTAGTTAGAACATCCACAGCGTGTTTTGTAAAAGCCACCATGCCATTCTTAACGTCTCTAAATGAATACGATTCAGCGTCTTTATCAAAATAGTTTTTAATGATAGATTGCGCAAGAACCGTAGATGTTGTTGTACCGTCACCTGCTTTTGATGCTGTTTGTCGAGACGCCTGTTTTAACATAGTAACCCCTAAATTTTCAACAGGGTCTTCTAAGTTAATGTAATTTGCAACAGTTACCCCATCTTTTGTAACGTGAGGACTACCGAAGTCATCTTCTAATACTACGGTGCGACCAGAAGCACCTAAGGTGCTCCCTACCGCTTCCGCTAGTTTATTTATGCCTGATATAAGCCCGTCTTTAGCTTCTTGTTTAAAACTTAGTTTCTTGACTATCTTGGGCGATCCGAATTGTATTGCCATTTTATTTAATTTAATTTAATTGATATAAGTTATATTAGCAGTTCCATTTACGGCGTGCTGCTCTACCACGCTCTGATGTCCATGATTTGGACCTTGCACAAAATGATTTACGTCTTTTTGCCGCTTTGCTCCCCTTCTTAAGTTTAGAAGGAGGTGTTGTAACCGCAGTCTTAAGTTTAGACCCTGGGTTATCTTTGCGATACTTCGCTACACCTTTAGCTGTCATACCGCCACCAGCTTTCCCGCCAGTTCCACTTCCAGATTTTACTTTAGCGTAATATCCTTTAGATTTTTTGCGTGATGGTGCATTTGACTTTTTGCGTTCTAGAGGAGATCCTCCACATCCGCAGCTAGCAAACTTATTAGTAAATGGTTTCATTTTGTGTTATATTTTTTTGTTCCTTTGCCGTAACCACCCCTGTTAACTTTAACAGACACAAATTTACCCTTGTTGTGGTCCCAGTCTTTACCTTTTATATTAACTCCTTTCTTAAGTGCCGCACGTCTTTTTCTTTGGTTCTCCGCCTTCATAGCTGTACGCCGGGGAGTTTTAGCATATGCAAGGTCACGGGCCGCTTTTTTCTTGCGAGCCGCAGGAGATAATTTTTGTGGCATTATCTAATGTCTACGTGTGGCTTAGCTGCAGGCTTTGCTGCGGGTTTAGCTACAGGCTTTACTTCTTTTACTTTTTTATCTTCTGACATAATTTTATTTTTTATATGGTTTAGACTTACCTCCGCAAAATCTATTCAACGGGGCATCTTTAATTGCTTTTTGTAAATTTTCCGGTAATTTATCTTGGTCACCTTTTAATGGCCGCGTAGCTGGAGACGGCTTAAAATTAACTGGTGGCGCGTAATTTTTTTTTCTAGGATATGGTGATTGGTAACGCATTGCCATACTCTGTGACGGCATTTCGTCGTCTCTTCTATCTATATTTGGCATTATTTCTTGTATTTTTTCATTGGTGACTTCTTAAGCCCTTTACCTAAAAACATTTTAAACTCTTGCGCTCTTCCACCCATTTTTTTAATAACCGATGGAATTACTGTTGTTCCTTTTTTACCCATGATATTATTTCTTTTTAGTTTTCTTTCTTATACTTGAGGTACGTTTGCCCATACCAGTTCTTTTCTTTTCAGCAACAGCTTTCTTTTTCTGTGCCGCAGACATCTGTGACCATGCCACAGGAGTGTTCTTATTGATTCTAACCGATGGTCTGCACTTCTTTATACCTTTACGTTTTGCAGAACCGCACGGGTTGCCTTTTTCATCCGTCCACTTTTCTTTAAACCAACGTTTAAGATTAGCTCCTTTTTTAGTTTTACGAACTGCCATTACAATGTTGGTTTTGTTGCTGGGAAATTGCTTGTACTTGGCCACTCCCTCAGTGCTTGGCGATATGCCATATATGCACTTCTTTGCGGGTGGTCAGTTAAAGGGACTACCCAATCAGTTAGACTCAATTCTGAATCTCTCCATGCTCTAGCTATTGATTCTATTTCTTCTTGTAACAGCTCAGTTGGTGCATTATAGTGCTTTCTGATTGTTGTTCCATTGTCATAAGCGTATTCAAGAAAATCACCGCTTGCTGGATTATCATTCCTTGATGCGTCTGTTAGATTAGTTAGTGTGTAGCTCATATTTAAATTGTTACTATAGTGCAGCCTGTTCTATCTTTTTCAGTTGCTGTTGAATAAACACTGCTTTTAACTTCTACTTTTATTGTTTCTTGAAACCTAAGCTTTGGGCCGGCAAATATATCGTCGATAGGTACAACTCCCAAAGTGTAGCCATTAGGTTTATAAAATCCATTTTCTAAGAAACCTTCGTTGTTAACACTAGGCCAATAGCTATTAAGGTACCCAGATCTTCTTGAGTCGTAGGCTGTTGAGTTTTGTGGTTGGATTCCTGATAAAAAGCTACCAATGCATGCCCAATTAATTTGAGCAGCCCCCGGCACACTTCCACTTGTTATTATATATTCCTCACCGTCTACCGTTATTCTAAATGTGACTGTACCAGTACCCGCTGGTACACCGTTCCCAATTACGTTTATTAAAAATCCACCATTAGGTGAAGATGTAACTTCTCCAACGGTGACATAAGTGTCCGCAGCTGTTAGTGTAGCAGACGACCTGGTATAATCCCAATACGTCCAAAATGCAGACGTGCCGGCATTTGTTGTTGCGGCACTATTAGAATACTTCATTTCAAGATTTTGAAAAGAGTATTTAGGTAATTCCAAGGGATTTGTTACAAATGGCCCTCCGGTACCGCCACCGCCTAATGCGTTTGCTCCTAAGTAAATTCCCATATTATTCTGTTGTTATATATAATGTCGACGCATCATAACTGCCCAGTGCATCATACTCTGCTTGGGTTAATGTAACTACCTTAGCTATAGAGCTGTCTGTATGTGAATGCGTAACAGTGCCAGTCTCTATGGTATCTCCAGTTATTTTAGTTAGTGACATATTATTGTTTGTTTTTTAATGCTTTCAAAGCTGCATCTCTGTCATCAAAGTCCAATGCTGCTTTAAGAATGATTTTATCCATAACATCGTCTTGGTTCTCCAAGATTTGTTTTTGTAGATTTATAATCATATGTTCTAGGTTATCCTTAGCGGCAACCAATTGATCTATTTGAAAGTCTTTCTTTTCCAACGCTGCTTTCAATGCGTTTATATCGTCTGGTTTAGATCCTGTAATAGTACTTACTACAAGCCCTATCGATGCACTAATTGTACCAATCAGCATCATCACCACCTCCTTATTAGTATCTAGAACTGGGTATTTCATTAGAATAAATATAATTGACATCACTAATAAAAATATAAACAAACTGCCAACATAGTGGCGAATCTCTTTAGCTACTCCGTTCTTTGGTAGGTTCATGGTTATTTGTTTTTTCTGCATTTAGCAATTGCGCCCGACGCATAAGCGCTCGGGAATACCTTGTATTGCTTCTTCACCTTATGGTAACACGCATCTTTGCGCATCAATGGTGATACTGTGTGTTTACTCTTTTTCATAATATCGATGTTTTATAGATAACTCCCCGTCCATACGGTTACAGGGAGCTAGTCTATCTTACGAATGATGCAACGACCTGTACATTCACTGTCTCAACCACTTCCTAGGTGGTATCTGAAAGGAACTAGGTTCATCTGTTGATGAAGGAGTATAACTCCACAATGCGACTATGACACCTGCCTGATATAGTCTATCTTGCGATAGAGGAGTTGTTAGCTCCACAGCCCTAACACAACGTGTCCATTAAGGTAGCGATTCTTTATTTTAAGTTGCTCCACAGAGTCCAGCTAAAAACAGACTCATCAGCTCCGTTTTGTTCTTCTGCTGATTCTACTGTTTGTGACCAATTACTATAATTTGAAATA